CTTTCATGTAGGTGTCTAAAGCGATCACACCGAAGTCGCGGCTTGTGTTATCGATCGTGAAAGCTGTTTTCTTCACGCCGAAGATAGTGCCGGTAGTCACAACCAATTGATTGCCACGATCTTCCATCTCTTCGTTCCAATCGAAACGCATGCCCGAGTTACCAGCAGAGCCGTAGGCAATAACACCAGCTTGACGACCTAAGAACAGAGCGCGGCCTGCAGTTAAGTTCAATCCAGCACCGTAGTCGGCAAAGTTGATCACGCTTTGATGTGAGTGCAGGATGACGTTGTTGTACATGCCCAAACCACCTTTAAAGAGTGGGTTGTTTCGTCCTTCTGCCGCTGCTGCTGCTTTTTGAATGTCAATCCATGTAGAACCGGAAGCAGAGCGCAAGTCATACTCTTGAAATGGATGCATCACGACAACGTAGTGCTCTTCACCATCAATCTTGACCGGTTGAATTGCCGGAACACCGTTAGTACCACGGCCTAATGTTTTGGCGCGTGCAACAGTGCGGTCGATCAATGCCAAGCTGAACTTGTCAGTGTTTGTCAATGAAGCTTTGGAAGTCGCTGCACCACCATACAAGATGTGCAAGCTGTCTGGTGCTACGAAAGGATTGCCAGCATAGCCAGTGAAGTCGGTGCCTTCGATAAAGTCTGAGTTCACACCACGCGCACCGGATAAGTAGCAGAAAATTGTTTCATCAAACAGACGAGCCCAATATTCTGATTGGCGAACACGTGCAATGTCTCGCATGTCATGGATGGTACGTTTACGGCTCATTTTGCCGCCGGTATTCACACCATGACGTTGTTGGTCAATGTAAAGATTGTCAGTGAAGAACTTCAAATCTTCTTCTTTACCGCGCAAGATGTTGTCGCCAGAAGTTGGTTTGCCACGTAATTGCAATACCAAGTCGTATGAAACTTGATCACCTGCGTCATTTTCTAAGTGACGTAAGTTTTGCAATGGCGTTTGAGCGCGTTCGCCCTCGCCCACCATTTTTTTGTTGAAATAGGATTCGCGGCCCACATCCACTGCAAGAACCGCTGAGAACTTCTTAACTGCTTTGGGATCATTAACCCCAACAATTGTTTGTGCCATGAGATTTCTCCTTGAAAGTATTTAAAAATCTTTCGTGGCACTCATGCGCTACTGCAAGATGAAGCGATTACATCACTAAAACTTGCATTTTTTTATAAAAAAATTCTCTTAATCCACAATAACCTCACCCCACCCCACACCACACGCAGTAGCCGCTGCGAGGTTCATGTGTATGTTATCTGCAAGTAAGCCAGGTCGTGAATCTGTAGGGGTTGTAGGCAATACACCCAAGCCAGCTCTGGCATCATAACCAGCTTTAACAAACTGATTACCAGTCAGTTCTGCCAATGCTTGTAATCTAGCTGGTTGCAACGTGCCTGTTATATACGCATCCAATCCAGCAGTTGCACCGTAGTTAGTCATCCCAAGGTAAGTGTAAATACCAAGGCCTGCAAAATAGCTTGCAACGTTAACCATTGCCTGTGCGTACTGTATCTGTGTACTACCAAGGCTTCTATCACCTTGCCCGATACTCACCAGTACGCTCTTACGGTCGTAACCTACTTGCAAGTTTAAATCGGAAACAATTGAAGCAATTAATCCGTTAGGGTCGAATCTACTAGAGCCGAAAGCATAGACTCTTCCATCAGTATCTTCTGCGGTTACTGCCCCTAAGTTAGTCCACGAAGTTAAGCCGCTAGTGCCTACACCTGAACTCGGTGCTACGTTCAGTGTGTAAACAGAACCTATTGCGCCAACTGCTTTGTATAAGTTACCACCTGATATGATGTAACTACCGTGAGCAACTGACATAGCAAAAACGTAATTCTTAGCAGTTCCAACCCAAACATCACACAAGCTAGTAGCACCTCGCGCATGATTCCTGAATGCAACCCAGTGCCCAAGTTCGCCAGCTTTCTGAGCCGCGCTAGGCCACGGACTTCCATAACCACCTTGCGGCGCAATAACATCTAGCGCGGGCGCACCAAAGCCAGCGGTTCGGTTAATCTGCCCAATAACATTTGCACCTTGCTCATTACTCTGTCCAAGAACAGCGCATATAACTTTCATTTACCACTCCATTGCGGATAGTGGGATGGATGGCGTTTCAGCAAGTCGAGCAGCAATTAAGCCAATGTTAGTTGGCAATGAGCCTTGGAATTTAGCTAGCTGAATACCGCGCGTAAGAGACGCTACTACAGCACTGTTTGCTGCCGCCCCTAAACTACCAATACGAAATTCTGCGTTTGATACCGCATTTGAGTAGGCGTTAGCGCCTGTCATTAAGCCTACTGAAGAGACTGTTAGAATACCGTCACGCCACATATAAACAGAACCTGTTGGCGCGTCGATTGCAACTACGCATACACGGTCTTTTGGTGTACTGTCAGAAAATGAAAGTGTTGAATCAACATTAGAACCAGCTGATCCTGTGTTTAAGATAGGCACAAATTTAAATATTCCGGTTGTACGGTGAGATAAATAAAAACCTTGGTTGCCAGCCACTGTAGCGCCTAAGCTTAGTACATTTTCATTCGCCCCAGGAGCCGCTTTTTTCATAGCAAAGCTCAATAGTAAACTCTCAGTTAACGGATTCCATTTAATAGCAGACTGTGGAATATTCAAGCCTGTAGCACCACTACCAGCCGCTGTTGTAGTTGCATAGCCATCATTATTGAATGCGTTGGTATTGCTAGCTTCAACTAATAGATGGTTTGCATTGCCTGTAACATCTGTGAATCGTGTAGCTGCATCGTGTGCGGGGACACAGGCCAGGAGTTTGGATGATGGCTTAGAATTATAAACTGGCATCCATAACCCACCGGTAGCTATCATGACCTGATTATCCATGTCAAGCACAATAGCAAATGCACCATCCTCATCAATCGGGCTAGGTAAATCCGCATAATTTCCACGGAATATTTCACCTAAAAATTTAACTAATTTGTCAGCCATCTCAAATCTCCTTAACTTTGCAATTTAATAGTCACGCCATTCTTGGCTATTGTTGAAGCCACGGAATTACGCTGAGTTGAGATTTTCACATCTTCATCTGCGACTATTTCCAGACGTGCGCGCTGGCCAGACTTCTCTTGAAGAGTCACTTTGATTCTATTGCCATCAAAGCTAACCGACTCACCAACACGCAAATCTAATTTCAATTTACTCATGAACGTAAGAAACGCGCCTCTTTTTCAGGGTCTTTAGCTATTTTTGCCAACTCACGCTCCAAAGCCAAACCTTCTAAGTTATTCAGATAAGAAAATTCACCAGCAACCTCTTCCTCATTCTGAGCAGCAGGCAAATCGCTTAATGTTTTAGGTATTTTTGACAGGTCAGGCTTACGTTCAGGTGCTTTGGTTTCTTTTTTCTGGGTATCAACAGCCGATTCATCCTGCTTTTTGGTACCAAAAGCACTGGCAAAACGTGTGCGCACCAAAGCATCAGCTTCTTTTAAGAACCACTCACCGTCCTTATCACTGTTAACAGGATCAAATGCGAGGTACTTAACAGCCTTATCCAGCTCAGCTTGCATTTTCTGGTCGGTGCTGTAAATCTTGTTATCATCAGCATCAAAGAATTTCTTCTGCTCCCATTCCCAACGCTGTTGTTCAACGCCTTGGTTATACTTGGCAGCATTGACGGCATCGCGCTGAGACAGTTTGAGGTCGGTTTCTTCTTTGCTCAATGCGCGGTCCTGAGTGACAAATTCTTTCAAGTCAATATCACCGCTATCAAGCTTACCAACCAAATCATCACGTTTGGTGGCAATGTCAGCCATCTTTTGATCATAGTTTTCAACAGGGCTATCATCCATGCGCGGCACAAAGTCAGGCTTGTCGTCCTTCAAGGCCGGCGCATCTTCTGCAGCAGGAGTATCGTCTACTTTAGTACCGTCATCGGCCTTATCGTCTGCGCCAGCAGCAGCGTCATCACCTTCTGCCTTATCGTCACCATCAGTTTTATCGTCAGCTTCACCGTCCTCGCCATCTTCACCGATAATTTCATCAAGTTCAGCGGTTTCATCGCCTTCGGCTAGAGCTGCGCGCTCTTCTTCCGATAACCACGCTGTGTCATCAGCTTTGGTGGTGTCAGTTGTTTGTTCAGTTGCCATAATGTCTCCTAATCTTTGTCGTTGTCGGAATCCTGCACGCTAGAAACGGCGCCAATCTGGTCGGCTAACTGTTCTTTTCGTTTCTTAGCGCATGCTTTTGCTGCTTTTAAACGTTTGGGGTCTTTGCGAATCTCAGATGCACGCATTAACGTGTCCAAGTCATACTGTGCTTCCCAATCCTCACTTACCTTACCTGCTGCAATTCTTGCCATGATTACGCTCCTTCAATGGTTGGTGTTTCAATGCCAGCATTTACGCCTGTCATTGCGGCTGCTTGGGCTGGCTGTGGTATTTGCTGTTGTGGCGGCAATTGTTCAGCCGCTTGGTTGATAATTTCTTGATTCTGTTGAATAGATGCGTCTTGATAACCTGCACCTTTCAGGATTTCATCAGCAATTGCAGCAGCAGCGGGAACTGTAGCCACTACGCCAGCGGCTTGAAGAGAAGCAAATATTGATTTAACGATGGTTTCAACAGCCTGAGCATCAAGTTTTTTAGTCTCAGAATTGACTTTAGCAATGTCGCGTTCCATCTTGCCGACAATCAATTTCTCTTGCATTTCCTGTTTAGCGGCTGCCTGCTGCTCTTGCGCCATGCGTGCTTGGGTTTCCTCATCAGTTTCTTCTTTGTCCGGATCTGCTTGGCCATTAAGTTTGCGGATGCGGCTTACCAACTCATCTTTATTCGGCAAATCAGCCATATCAACTACCAAATCAAGTAGATTTAATGCCACTTGTGGGTTCATTTGAGCCAAGCGGCCGACAATATCAAACAGGCTTTCAAACATAGCTTGGCGCAATGTATTGCGGTAATCCTGCTCAGATACCACAAAATCAGCTTGGAACTTAGTTATGTCATTGAGGATATTGCCTTGGCCATCCGGCTCGTTAATGTCTTTGAATTTCACGCCACCACGCTCACCGATAATACGGACGGTTTTTTGCTCGGTGTAGAACTGCTCAATATTGGATAGCTCCATTTCACCGATCAATTGAACGGCAAAACGCAGATTATCAAATGGAGCGGTGGTTACAACTGAACCAGACTCTTTGCGCTCTTGCAGCGCAATACCAGAAGTCGTATTGGTTTGACGGCCTAAGTTCTCATTGTTTACGCCACCGGCGTTTCTAATATGCGAAATATCAGACTGCATCATTTCAAGGTGCTGTGCTGCAATTTGATTATCACGTTCAACGCGGAACTCTTTA